CCTGTTTTTTTGATAAGCGTAACAGCCTATAAGCCCCTTTTTATTTGGTGTTTTAATTATTTTGCCAAATAATATTTAATATTTATTGTTATCATCAATATAAATTACTGATTATTGCCTTGTAGTCTTTTTTCTAAAACCTTTTACTATATTTGCCGTACAAGATTATACCCTATGGTGGGGTTATTGGCTTTTTGTCATCTTTTGCCTTAAAAAGACTGCTGACCACTTTACCTGGTTGAACTATCAGGCGGTGGAGCTGACAAGACATACCGGAGGAAAACGGGCGTGTTTTTCGTTTTAAATCTGTTAGATGGGTTTTCTTAACTTGTTACCCGAACAGAGCCAAAAGGGGGCCGACAACTCAAGGCTATGCTATTAGCTGGTAACGACAAGTTATATCTCTTCCTTGGGGGTAGGGGGTATAACTTGTTTTTTGTTACCTAGAGAAACACTCCAATCTAAGACATTGCTATTAACATAGTATTCTACCTTATGAAAAGAATAGAGAAAAAAAAGAAACGGCGATTAGAACACAGCTCCCGATTAGCTATGAAGGTTAGAGTAGTAGCTTCTAAGAAACTTTATAATAGAAAGAAAAAACACAAAAAAAAGTGTTATATTTAAACAACTAAAATTTATTAAAAACATGAGTTTATCTAGTCCTAAAAAAACAAGTCCCGTTTCTCGCTACATAGAGTGGAAGGGAGGTTCCGGAAAGTTCCGCTATTGGGATAAAGAAAAAGAGTCTGAGGTATTTATTGAAGGACCTATTTACATTGTAGTTCTTGACGAGCTATCTTGTATTACGGGGTTTGATGTCGATAAAGGAAAAGGCATCTTTAGTAACGAGGTTCATAACCTTAATGAAGAACAGTTAGTTGTTGGTTACATGGGTGGCGGTTCTATCGCTAATGGTTTGTACAAAGAAATAAAAGGGTCATTCCCTGCCGGAGCTAAGTATGCTAAGTCTGTTTATGCCGCTTTGATAGACCCTGATAGTTCTGAGCTAGAACTTGTCAACTTTAAATTGTACGGTTCTTCTGTTGGTCCTTGGATAGAAGCTAAGATTGGTGATGAAGGAAACGTAATTGTTTTGACTTGTGATCCCGTTCAGCAAACAAAGGGAGCAACTAAATATTATCAACCACTTGTTAAGAAGTCTAAAAGAAGAGAGGACATACTAGCTAGATGTGTTGACATGGATAAGGACTTACAATCATATCTTTATAGCCCTAAGCCGGATTCCTTTAAAGCGGATTACAAGCAACACAATGTTTATGAAGAACCCGCTTTGACCCCTGAGCCTGAGAATACTTCTGTTGTTGAAGATGACTTACCATTTTGATAAGTATATCAGACCTAATGAACGAGGTTATATCACAGGAATACCGTGATAAAGAACCTAAAGAGCGTGACTATGTTTACGCTTCGGAGTTAGGTGGTTCGGTGTTTGATGTTTGGATGAAGATGAAAAACAAACCTCAGTCACATCCACCAAATGCAAGATCCCAACGAAAGTTCAAGATGGGTAATAGGTTGGAGGATGAGGTTAAGGAACTTTACGAGATAACGGGGCTTTTGATTCAAGATGAAAAAAGAGTTACAAGAGAACCCACTAGTGATATGGTGGGCATTAGTGGTCGGCTTGATTTCTTTCTTTCTTATGATGGGATGAGGGACAGAGCCAGGTCTGCTGATAATCTTACGGGATGGAAAAAAGACCTAGTTGAAAAAATTAGGTCTAATTCTCCTATTGAACCCCGAACCTGGATAACAGAATTGAAGAGTGTATCTTCACAGATGTTTCCTATAAGGGAAAGGGAACCCGCCCCTAACCATTGGCTTCAAGCGGGATTTTACGCTAAAGAAGAGGGCGTACCCGCTTTGATTGAGTACATTAGTAAGGATGACGGTTTGATGGCAGCTCACTTTGTAAATGTTGATGATGCTCACGAAAAGACGATTAAGTGGTTGAAGGAGTTGTCTGGCTATTATCTAGCGAATGAGCGACCACCCTTAGAACCATTGATAGTGAATAACAACGGGAGGTGTGCTAAGAACTGGAAGGTAGAGTATAGTGCTTACCTTGAGGAGTACGGGTTTGAGTTACCCATGCATTATCGTGACTATGTTTCTCCTAAAATTGGACGGTGGAATAGAGTATTGAAGAAAGTTGAAGAAAAGGCTAAGATTACAGACGATAACAAGAAAGCCTTAGATGAGATGTTTGCTTACTTTAAAACAGGAAAACTATGAATCAGATAGTAATTTGCTATGAGCAACTTTATTTACGTATGCCTAATGCGGATGAAACTAGGCTCATTCCTAATGTTAAGGTTTGGAATGAAAATAAAACTAAGATTCTTTATGGTTTTTTTCCAAAAGAGGCTTATAGCGAATTTTGGTTTAGTGGAAAAGGCAAAAGAGGATCAAAGCGATGACACCCGCCCCATATTTATCGAAACTAGCTAGGGAGTATTTTGATCACCTAGTTTCTATACTAGAGGAACGGGGAGATGCTAATGATGGATTTAGTATGGAACTTAGCCAACTAGCTCATGAGTTTAGTAAGTACCATGAGGGTGTAGATGATCAGAACACCTATGGAAAGTATCAAGAGGCTAAGACGGGGTGGAAGAGTGAGGGTCCTTGGATGAATGTCCAAGTAAAGGCTAGGAGTGTGATAGACAAACTTAGCCCTAAGTTCGGGTTGACACCTTCTGACTATGAAAAGTTGAAGGGAAAGGTTGCCCCGACTACCGAAGCTAAGAGTCCGTTGGAAAAAATGATAGCCGGTGACTAAGGCCGAACAATATGCACATGATGTAATAAACGGCAGGGTTTTAGTTGGGAAATGGGTGAGGCTTGCTGCGGAGAGGTTTTTATCCGATTTAGAGAGGGATGATCTTATTTGGGACGTAGATGAGATAAATCGGGTAAACTTCTTTGCTGAAGAGATAGTACATATCCCTGAATTACGAATTAAAAACTCTATACCACCGCCTTTTGCCTTTTGGTTCGAGCAAATCTACGGATGGAAGTACAAAGAGAGTGGTGAGAGGCGATTTAGGGAAGCATACATTCAGGTAGCCCGTAAAAACTTTAAAACCTTCTACGTTTCGATAGTCAGCCTTATAGAGCTGCTATTATACCATGATACCTACCCTGAAATTCTACATGGGGCAAATTCTAGGGATCAAGCGTTGATTTGTACCGGAAAAACGGGGGAAATCATCAAAAAGTCACCACAATTACGCGATTTGTGGCTAAAAATAGACAATAAGAACAACTCAGGACCACTAAAGGTCTTTACTCACAAGGAAGAAACAATAAAAATTACTTATGAAGACATTAACCGTAGAGGAAAAATTGAGGCAATGCCAAAGAATCCAGGTGATGGAGGGAATCCATCTATCGGAGTTATTGACGAGTTCCACGAAGCGAAGGATTCTGTCTTACTTGAAACAATTAAGTCGGGTCAGGGTCAGAGGAAAAACCCACTAACATTAGTCATAACCTCACCAGGTCACAATAAAGACGGTCCTTGTTACTCTGTTTTAAGGCAAAAGGCGGTAAGTACATTAGAGGGGAATATAGATGCAGACAGAAATCTAGCTATAATGTTCGAGTTGGATGCTGAGGAAGAAAAAAACGACCTGAAGATGTGGGCTAAATCTAATCCTATGGTGGATTACTCAGAAACCTTGTGGTCGTACCTAAAAGAGCGTAAATTAGAGGCTGAATCTGTCAAAGGTAGCGAGGCCGTTAATATTTACATCAAAAATGCAGGATTATGGCTTGATCAGGCTAGTATTTGGGTTCCTACTGATGTAATTAAGGCAAATAACGAGGAAATTGATGAAGAATCACTTATTGGGGCTACTTGTGGAGCCGGCGTTGACCTTTCTGCGGGGGGTGATTTAAACGCTTTTGTGTTAGTTTTTCCTGATATAGAAGGTCGGGTTGTTGTTAAGTCTCACTTCTGGATACCTCAAGAAAAGATCAAAAAGCAGCGATTTGACGAGGTTGACTATCAAAGATGGGTAGATAAGGGTTATATCACGGTTTTCGAGGGGGATACGGTGGAATATGATGAAATGGCTAGGTATATGAATGAAGAAATGGATAAATACGATGTTCAAACAATGGCCTGTGACCCTAAGTATCTATCTTCTTTGGCTACTTTTATGAAGGATAGTAATTATGTTCAAGAAGGATTTATGGAAAAGGTTGGGCAAGGGTTTTATCTCAGTCCGGCTATTAACTACATAGAACACTTGTTGTATAAAAATAGCATGAACTTTTTATTTAATCCGGTAATGAGGTGGAATCTAACTAACACGGAAATAAAGGTGGGAAATCATGGCGATAAGATGATGGTGAAGGATAATCCTAATAAAAGAATAGACGGATCTACTGCGTTAGCTACTTGTGTTCAAAAATTATTAGAGTTAAAGTTGTTAGATTACAATTATTTTACTAATATTGGGTAACGTTGAGTATAAACCATCGTTTTAATGTGGTTTATAAATTGTTATGCGCTTTTTTTAAAACAAATAATATGGCTAAAACATTTAAAATACCTTTTGCATTTGATGAAAATAACAATGTTGTCGACATAGAAAGTGCTAAAAAGGGAATAATTTATAGGTGTAATTGTGGTTCTGATGTAAAACTAAGGGGAGGTGATATTATATCAGACCATTTTTATCATATTGATGATTCTAATTGTTCTTTAGAGTCTGCCGTACATAAAGCATATAAAGCAATCTTTGAGAAAGTAAGAAAGGTAAAATTGCCGTATGTTATCAATGGGTCTGATGTCTTAATTTTTGACAAAGTTGAGTTAGAGAAAAAAATTGATGACTACATACCAGATGCAATAGGTTATATAGGCGATGAAAGGTATTTAGTAGAATTTGCAAAAAGTTCTTACATAGGAGAACGTAAGGAAAAGAAAATAAAAAAAAGTAATCTTTTTTGCTTGGAAATTGACATAATTAAAACAGTCAATTCAATAACGGAAATAGAAAAGCATCTTATAAGTCAGAATTCATACAAGCACATAATACATATACCAGAATACAAGGAAATGAAGGAATTAAGGGAAAAATTTAAGCAAGAATACTATAAATTAATAAGAAAGCATAAATCCGAGATAAAGCTATTGCAAGACAAAGTATATGACTTAGAAAACGAACTTGAAATTTTTAACGAAATAAAAGAAGATTGCGGATTATTTTACAAGACAGATTGTAGAAATGGTGCAAAAATGTACAAAAGAAAACTTGACGGTTTTAATCAAGAGATAGTTGCATTCCAAAAGAATGGGGTTATAAATGTAAAGTTCAATATCTAATTGCGCATAACGCCGACATAAAAAGCGTTTTAATGCCTTTTATAAAATGTTAACGGTCTGTACCGGAGTGCCCGTAGGGACGAGCAGTATGACCGAATTTAGGTAGTAAAAAAAATAAAAAAAACACAACTTTTTTTTTGTTTTGTCGTTATAATATAGTATAAGAGGATTATTTATCTTACGGTTAGCTAACCCTTTCCTCTTAAATGTTTATGACGATAAACAACATTACGATTGGATAAGAAAGAATCCTTCTTTAAAAGGACTTATGATGCTATTGGTCACTCTTTAGGGTTTAGTAATTTTACCTTAGAAAATCCAGACCGACAAATAAACGGCTTTACGGTAGCTCAGATATTAGGTGGTGGTGATTCAACGGCTTCCGGAGAAGATGTAAACGAACAAAAAGCTTTAACATTTTCTGCTGTTTGGGCGTGTGTAAGGGCTTATTCAGGTCCTTTTTCTTATTTTCCTATAAATATTTACAGAGAGACAAGAAATAGAAAAGAGAAAATTGATCATTCTCTTTTAAAATTATTCAAACAGCCACTTCCGTACATGAACGGAAACACCCTTATGGAAAGGGCGGCAATGCATTATACATTGTGGGGAAATTGTTACATTGAACCGATAAGGGTTTCAAGACTAAAGCCTATTACTGGTTTTTTTATTCACCATCCATCTAAGGTAAAAGTGATTAAAAAAGGGGATGGTGTTGATCAAAAAATAATTTACGAAATCACTTCCGAAGATGGAGATGCTAGGCGTTTATCTCCCGATAGGATAATTCACGTGGCAAATCTTGGTGATGGGGTTGTTGGTATTCCACCTATTTCAAGGGCGAGGGAAGATATAGGTTTAGAGTTAGCTAGAAGAAGATATGGTTCTAAATACTTTGGTCAAGGTGGTAAGTTTGATGGAGTTCTTTCCGTTAAGTCACGGCTAAATGATAAACAATACCAAGACTTAGTAGACAAACACGCAATAGCTAAGAAAAACGGGGGAGATTTGATAACGAACGTAGAAACCGAATACACCCCTTATTCAATTCCACCGGAAGATTCACAATTTCTTGAAACGGGGTTCTTTTCAGTAAACACTATTGCTAGATGGTTTGGTGTTCCACCTTGGAAGATACAAGACTTACAACAAGGTTCTACATTCAGAAATATTGAAGAAATGGGTATTGCCTTTCTTAAAGACTCTTTGGCTCCTATGGTGGAAAAGTTTGAGTGTGAGCTTAACACAAAGTTAGCAAGGGATCTTGATGGTGCATACATAAACATGGATATGGAGCGTTATATTAGAGCTGATGCAATGGCTGTTGCAGAGCAGAATAGAACAGGAATACAGAACGCTTACAAAACACCTAATCAGGTTCGAGAGTATAATGGAGATAACCCGATAGAGGGCGGTGATAGGTTGTTTATTCAATCTAATATGGTTCCTTTAGACCTGATAGATAACATTTATAATTCAGAAGAAGGTCAACAAATGATAGCTCAAATGTTGGCAGATAAACTTTACAATAAGAAGGAATGAAGAAGTGGTATGATGTAAAGGTTATTCCTAAAAAAAATGCTACGAGCGAAGCGGAAATAACCATTTTTGATGAGATTGGAATGTGGGGCGTTGATGCTTCTAACTTTAAGGCTGATCTTGATAAGGTTAAAAATCTTTCATCTATTAAGTTACTAATAAACAGTCCTGGTGGATCCGTTTTTGACGGTATTGCTATTTATAATATGCTTAAAGATGTTAGAGATAAACTTACTGTTGAGGTTAGTGGATTAGCTGCTTCTATTGCATCTATTATAGCTATGGCGGGAGGAACTAGAGTAATGAGGGAAGGAACCTTCTTAATGATTCATAATCCTTGGACTATGATGGTGGGGGATGCTGATGACATGAGAAAAGAGGCTGACACCCTAGATCAGATTAAAGATCAACTTGTTTCCATTTATGTAAATAACTCTAACCTAGACTCTGCCACCATAGAAATGCTAATGTCGGAGGAAACGTGGATGGATGCTGAAACAGCCGAAGAGTACGGGTTTATATCAAAAACCATATATGCACCTAAAATAGCGGCATCTTTTAATAAGAAACTTAAAGAGTACGGGTTCAAAAACGGACCTAAAGATACGGGCGGTTCGCCTAAAGAAAAGGATGATATGGAATATAATCCGGTTATGGTAACAGTTGAAGGAATTGATTACAATTTAATTCCCGCCAACATGGTTACTACAAATGGGACTGAAACCATAACACTTACAGAAACCACAATGGTCCAAGAGGCCGATGTGTCTGCTTCTGACGTTGATGCGAGGGAAGCGTTATTAAAGCAAATTTTAGTTTTTAAAATCAATAATTTTTTGAATAATGAGCAACGTAAATAATATCCAAAAGTTGCTTGATCGAAAAGGCCACCTTTGGAATGAAATTGAGGGGCTGAGGGATCAGGTTGCTGACGGTAAGTTCGATGCTTCCCTAGAAGAGAAGTTTGAACGAATGAATGATGAATACAAGTTCATCGAAAATCAGGTAAGAGACTTAGAGGCTATTGAGGCTAAAGAGAATGATCTTGCCGGACAACAAGGTAAGAATATTGCCAACCAAAACGAGTCACTTAAAACCTCTAAGGAGATTTACAAAGAGGCTTTTGCTAAGTATGCTTCAGGTAAGTCTATGACTGACGTAGAGGCTAGTGCACTATCTAATTACCAAAATGCTGCGGAGCAAACAATCACAACTACCGGTGGTGGCTATGTTATACCGGAGGACTTTGCTGGTGAGGTTGTTAAGAGTATGGCTTATTACGGCCCTTTCGGGGTTAATCCTGGTGCGGGTCCTGCAAGAATCATAAGAACAAGTGGTGGTAATCCTTTCCCTATTCCAACTATCAACGACACAGCGAATACAGGACAGGATCTAGCTATCAACACAGATGCTTCAACTAGCTCAACTGCTTTGACTTTTGGTACTAAGCAATTAGATGCTCATGTGATTACGTCTGACGTGATTCAAGTTCCTAAACAATTACTTCAAGATGAAGGTGTTGGGTTTGTTGGATTGTTGGCTGAACTTCTTGGGGAAAGAATGGGACGTAGATACAACAACAAGGTAACTAGAGATGTTGATGCTGCTGCTAATGTTGGTGGTTTCTACGATGCTGCTACTGAGGGTGTTGTTTCTGCTGCTATTGCTGCTATCACGGCTAATGAGCTAATTGACCTTCAACACTCAGTTGATCCTGCTTACAGAAATGGTCCTGGTGTTGGATTTATGATGAATGATGCCATTGCTGCTTCTATCCGTAAATTAACTGTTACGGCTAATGCTGATCAGTATTTATGGGAGCCAAACTTCACTCAGGGACAACCTGATAGATTGTTGGGCGATGCTGTTTACATTAACAACGACCTTCCTTCTACTCTTGCTGCTGATAATAGAAGTGTATTCTTTGGAGATTGGTCTAAGTTCTGGATCAGAATTGTGAACGGAATGGAGCTTATCAGATTGGATGAGCGTTATGCAGAAAAGTATCAAATAGGTTGGATGGGAACAATGCGTTTCGATGCTGTTCTTACTGATTCTGCTGCTATCAAGTTTATTAGACAGCTTACTACGTAAGATGAAGATACTGGTTTTAACACCGGTATGGAAAAGACCTGAGATTACTGAGCTTTATTGTCTTGGTATTCTCAGGCTTAAAAGAAAGTTTGATATTGATGTGTTGTGTGTTTGTTCTCCTGAAGATCCGACACACAATACGTTGATATTAGATAAATACAAAATCCCATACGTTTTACATGAAAACAAGTTGGGTAAAAAAAAGAACTTCGGGTTACAAGAAGCCCTAAAAAAAGATTGGGACTATCTCTTGGAAATGAATAGTGACGATATTATAAAAGACGAGCTTATAGAGGTCTATGCTAAATTAATGGAACAGGGTGTTCCTTTTATTGGTATGGGCAACTTTGTCTTTTACAACTCAGAAACGGGGGAATCTAAGGAATGCACATTTAGGGATTCACATACTGTTTTTGGCATAGGTCGTGCTTATAAAAGAGATGTAGTAGAAGGAAAGAAGTTGTGGGACGATGAAGCTGACAGAGGTATGGACAACCATTCTGAGCGGGTTCTAATGAAAGATAAGGTTTATGCAAGGATAACCACAACAGAAGAGCCTTTGGCGTTTGACATAAAGAGTAATGTGAATCTTTGGTCTTATAAGCAAATGCCTGGCAAACCCTATTTAACGGGTAAATTGTTTATGGGATTGAGTGATGCTGAAAAAGAACATTTGAATGGATTACGTAAGAACTACTGATGCAGCTACCGAACCCGTAACAGCTACGGAGCTGAAGAATCATCTACGGATTGACCATACGGATGAGGACACCATGATTTCTTCTATGATTTCAGCCGCTAGACGTATGGCTGAAGAATACTGCCACAGGACCTTTATAACGTCTACATGGAAAGCGTACATGGATGACTTTCCGTCTTACTTTAATCGGGCAATTAATAACAAAGAAAATAGCTATGTAAGGAATGTCTATGAAGATATTAGGCTTCCAATGGGTAGGGTTATATCTGTAACTTCTGTTGATTATGCTACAACGGCTGCCCATGACACTCCTATGAGTTCAAGTGATTACTACGTAGCACTAGAAACAGAGATAGGAATAATAAGACCCGTAACTGAGTGGCCGGATACGGATGACGAAATACCTAACGGTGTAGAGATAACTTATACAGCCGGATATGGGGCTAATGCCTCAGATGTGCCACAAGATATTAAAAATGCCATACTAATTATAGCATCCGACCTATACGAACACAGAGAAACACATGAGCAGATGAAAACTAGGTTGGTGAGTTATGATGGGTGGAAACCCGCTTGGCAATTTATGTTGGACCCTTATGTGATTCATTATTCGTGATAAGAGGCTTTGACTTTAGTAAAGCAGATCGTAGGATAACAATTCAGAAACCTACCGAAAGCAGGGATGCAACTTATAACCAGGTTACTTACGGTTATACGGATGTGGCTACTGTCTATGCTGATATTAAAGAGCCTTCTTTTAACAGAAACAACGAAACCCTAGAGGATGGAAATAAGGTTCAAGGGGGTAGAAGAAATAGGTTTTTTATTCGTTACTCTTCTGATGTTTCGGGGGTTCAAGAAAAATGGAGGATATTGTTTGGTGCTGAAACTTTTGAAATTTCAGATGTAGCCATTAGGCAGAGAGAGGGATTTATTCGGTTAGAGGGCGTTTATGCAGGGATAGCAACATGAGGGCAATACATTGGATATTACGTAACAACTCAGATATAACAAGTCTGTTGCAAGCTCCTACCACGGCGGGGGCTGTTGCTGCTGATGCCGTGTATATCGGTCACGCTATCCAAGATCAAGAGCCTGCTTACATAACCATTGATGCCGACACTATTGACAACTACATAGATAAAGACGGTGGGCGAGGGTTTATAAAGGAGGCATATGACGTTTATATCTATGATAGGTCCTATGCTAACGTAAAGGCTATTGCTGAAAAAGTGGAGGCTGCTTTAGATGGAGTTGCTTCCGGTCAGTACAACGGTCAAACACTTCATTCTTGCCGTTTAGTTAATGAAAGTTCCTTAAATACCATTGAGGAAAATGTTCATTATTGGATGATTGTTCAAACCTATGAGGCAACACTAAATGCCCCTACCGCTTCTACGGTTGGCACAAGTGTTCCGACAATAAAATTAACTCAAGCAGAGTATGATGGGATAAGCCCTGATTCAACAACATATTATTTAATTCAAGAATAAAATGGCAGCAGGAAAGTTTAAACTCTATGCAAAGGCTAAAGAACTATTAGCCACAGGAGGCATTGATCTAGATACAGATGTATTCAAGATAAACCTCTACACATCAGCTAGTAATGCTAACACTTTATCAAGTGCAACTATTACACAACTATCAGACATCACAAACGAGGTTGCGGTGGCAAATGGTTACACAAGTGGGCAAACGGTCACATTAAGTGTGAGTGAGTCAGCAGGGACGGTTACGGTAGATTCTACCGACCCATCTTGGACGGCATCAGGTGGGAGTATCACGGCTAGATATGCGGTGATCTACGATGATACCAATGCAAATGATGCTCCTCTATGTGTGTGCGTTCTAGACACTACACCAGCCGATGTAATAGTAAACGATGGCAATACGCTAACACTCAACATTAACGCATCTGGAATCTTTACATTGAGTGGGGCAGACTCTGATTAATGCAGATACTAGAACGATATCTAGGCTCTAATATAGCGAGTGACATAGTTAAGATTTACTACGGCACAGAACAAGTGTATCCTTTGGGAGTTAATGTGATTGCTGGTAGTGGTGAGCTTACAATTACAGCATTCATTCCTTCAATGGGTGTTGAAATTCCATTAAACGTAAATGACTTAACATTTGAGGGATTTGCTGCTGTTGGTGAGGTATCATCCTTCTCTGCTTTAGGAGATGTGACACTACAAGGATTCGCTGCTGCTCTAGGTGTCAACATTGATGTAACTAGTGGAAGTGTTACCATTAATGGCATTGCACCAGACTCAGAGATACTTTCCACATCGGGTGTGGGTGCTATTACCGTGACAGGATTTGCTGCAACGGTAGACACAGGAAGCACCTTGCTAAATGGTCTTGTGTCATCCTACAATTTCAACGAATCTTCGGGTAATTTAATTGATCAACAGGGTTCAAACGATGGAACGGTTGTAGGAGCAACGCAGAACGGTACTGAGTATAGCTTTGATGGAGTGAATGATTATGTAAATATTGATGATGTAGTAACGGATTTAGCTAACACAACAGGGGGGAGTTGGAGCGTTTGGGTGAATGTGGTTGATGTTAGCAATGCAGGAACCATAATTAGTTTTTCTGACACAAATGAGAATACTAGGCTTGAATTTACTCAAAGAAACTTAACGGGAGAATGTGTTATAGTTGGTCAAGATGCAGGGGCGTTACAATTTGTAATAGATTCAGGGGGTGCACAGTTGTTTTTTAATAATACATGGGCACATTTTGTACTAGTACAAAATGGCACAACCATCAAGCTATACAAAGATGGTTTAGAGGTGGCATTAACCGCAGACACAAATGTAGATCAGTCTTTTTGGTTTAGTGATAATTTAAACATTGATAATGCAAGAATTGCTTGTAGGAATTTTGGCGGGGGTGGTAATTCTAGTTTTTTAGAAGCAGACATAGACAACCTACGCATCTACGACAGAGCTATTTCAGCAGCAGAGGTAACAGAAATCTACGAGCTAGAGATATCCGATATACTTACAAAGGAATTGGTATCATCCTACAACTTTAATGAGTCTTCGGGTGATTTGCTTGATCAAACAGGCTCAAACGACGGAACGGTTGTAGGAGCTACTCAAACAGGAACTGAATATGAGTTTGATGGAGTGAATGATTATGTAGACTTAGGTGATTTAGACATATCGGGTGACGAAAGTATTTCTTTTTGGGTTCGTGTAGATTCTTTAGGGACAAACCCTTTACTTACAAAAAGATCAGGCTCAACAAACAGACCTATTTATATTTTTGTGAGTGCGGCTGACGATAATATAATTGCATTTAAAGATGATGCTGCAACTAGGGTAGATAGTAATTTTGGTGTAAGTACGGGAACTTGGTATCATGTTGTTACAATTTATGATGTAAGCACAACAACCTTTAAGATGTACGTAAACGGGGCATTAACAGACACTAATACTTCTGTACCTGACCCTAGCACAAATAATGCGTCACTACAAATAGGGGGAGATACTTTTGGTGGTACTTATGGGGATGTAGCAATAGACAACCTCCGCATATACAATAGAGCTATATCAGCAGCAGAAGTTACAGAAATTTATAATCTAGGAAGATCATAAACAATTAAACAAATGAAAAACACAATATATGTAATCGGAACAGGAGAGGCAAAGACAATCTTTGATCAGGAGTTTGCCCTATACCAACAAGAACAAGGACACTACTTCGACATTGGTTTCGACAATTGGGGAGCTGTCCGTTATTCACTAGATGGCACTCAGGTGCTATTAGAAGAAGAGGAAAGCAAGTTCCTACCCGAACACCTAGCGAGGCAGGATGTGCAGATATTCACACAGGAGGAAGTAAAGAATTATTTACTTTTGAATAAAACTGATTGGGAAGAAGAAGAAGAATTAGTGTAATGGAATTTATAAAGATAAAACTACTAAAAGACACAGGAAAGTGGAAGAAAGGAGAGGTAAAGACTTCCGATGAAATCCACGCTAAAAATCTTATATCGCAAGGGATTGCGGAATTGTATAAGGAAAAGAAAGTAAAAGTTAAAAACGATAAAATAGAGCATAAAGATGGCTGAATATAATGGAACGGATGTGCTGGTATTTGTGCAAGACACACAAGTAGCAGCATCGACAAGTTGTACGCTAGACCTTAACATGGACACCTTTGAGGTAACAAGTAAGGATAGTGGAGGAAAGAGAGAGATTTTACCGGGAACTATTTCCTGGTCAGTAAGTGGGGACTTCTTAGACGATATTGGAAGTTCTAACTACGAGTTTACAGATTTTGTAACGCTTGTAAATAACAGAACGCTTATTAGCGTTAGAATTGATAATACTAGCTTGATAGGAGCGGGGGGAACTTATTACACGGGTCAAGGTTATTTGACTTCTGTTAATCAAGCATCTCCTTCGGAAGATTCTGTAACAGGATCATTCACTATTGAGGGAACAGGAACTTTAACAGCGGCTACACATACTTAATAATTAATCATGGCAAAAATCCAACTCAGTAACAAAAAGTACGACATTGTAATTAACAATGAAGTCTTAGAGAAGTTTGAAGATGAGGCAAAACACAATGCCTTTCAGTTCGACCAACGAAACCTTAAACAGTTGAGTAAGATGACTTACCTAGCTATTAAGGAAGCGGGAGGAGATGTAGAGGAAAGTTTTGTTAAGTCTCATGTAAACCTTACGGTTGCCGTTCCTATTGTTGAGGAATATTTTAAGGCGGTGTTAGGTCCCGATGCGGGTGATAAATTAGAAGATGCTCTGACGGAAAAAAAGTAAAAGGGGAATCCGGAGGCCAGATTGGGTTGGACTGGATGAAGAAGGTGGCCTTCGGAGTTCTCCATATTTCTAAGAGCGAGTATCTAAAGATGACCCCCTACGAGGTGATATTAGCCTACGAGGGGTTTAGTGAGCATAGGGGGAAAGAACTAGAGCAGTTTTGGTACATGACAAGGCGGCTAGAGTACAGGGCTTATCTATCTACGGATATAGGTAAGAAGAAACATATCTCGATTGAGAAGTATTGGCCCGATTGGAATGAGGAAGCTAAAAAAGTCAACATTCCATCTAAAGCCGAAAGGATGAGGCGTTACGAGAAGTTAATGAAAAAGAATGGCAAAGGTAACAAGTGATTTTTCAGAACCCGTTAAGGTGATGCGGATGGTTATGCTTGCCTTTGGGGATGAGTTTCGTAAGGAGAGGGCTAAGATAAATGCTGCTGCCGGCAGGGCTGCTAAACCCGCAGGACGTTATGCCAAACAACAGATGCTTACTCATCCTGATACCCATAAGGGATCTTCTAAAGAAAGATCAAAACGGGGGTATAGTAAGTTGAAAATTATAGCTCAATTAATAAAACCCTATCCTAAAAAGAGGCATCCTATAAAAGAAAAGGATGCCTTTGGTACTAGGTTGAGGATGAGGAAGGGTGTTTCAATTCCTATTTACGAAAGTAAAAGTGGATTAATTAGATGGAGTGCTCAGGGCTATGCTAAACTCATAATGGAGGGAAGTTATAAAACAGGCGAGAGGCGGCATAGGTCGGATAAGAGAACAGGAAGAACAAGTGGTATAGGGAACAAGCTAAAACAGGCTCAATCAAAGTTTGCTCCTATAATGACAAGAGCTTGGACTAGAGAGATAAAGCGTTCAGCGATAAGGGCTGGTTATAATGCAATGAAGAGAAGAACGAGGCAAAACAAACTTGTATAAGAAATGGCTGAAAGTGTAGTATTACGGTTAGAATTAAAGATAGCCAGCCTAGAGCGGAAGTTGGCGGCTGCCGAAAGGCGTATGTCTCGAACTGAGAAACGCTTTAAGGCTATTGGTAGTCAGATACAAGGGCATCTTGCAGGAATGTTCGCTATCGGTGCTGTTTCAAACTTTGCTCGTTCTCAGGTGGAGTTGGTTAAAAAAATTGACCAATCTAATAGGGCATTAAAAGCTATAACGGGAACTACCGAAGAGTACAACAGAGCTAAGTCAATGCTTCGGGTTTCTGCTGAAGAGTTCGGGGTTAATCTACTTGATTTAACAAAATCTTACGTTCGGTTTTATGCTGCATCTAAGTCCTCTACATTAGCCACAAAGGAATTAGATGCAATATTTAACAAGATGACCAAGAGTGCTGCTGTTCTTGGTTTGTCTGCTGATGAAACTCACGGTGTTTTAAAGGCACTTGAGCAGATGATGTCAAAGGGAAAAGTTCAAGCGGAGGAACTTCGGGGCCAATTAGGGGATAGACTTCCTGGGGCCTTTGTTATCATGGCTCAGTCAATGGGTATTACCACCGGAGAGCTTGATAATATGCTAAAAAAAGGCGGGGTAATAGCAGATGAGGTTCTACCAAAGTTTGCTGAAGAATATGAAAAAGCCATTGGAGCTGACCAAATTGATAAAGTTAAAACACTTGTTTCTGAATTTGGTAGATTAAATACAGCGTGGACTTTATTTACTGAGTCTGTTGATACTGGTGGGGGTTTAATAAGTGGTGCAGTTGGTATTTTTACTGATTGGTTAACCGTTATAGCTGCCCTTAATGACAAAACGATTGAGTTTTTTGATGATTTCTTATGGAACACAGATAACATCAACACTATTGCAGATAGGGTAAGGGAAAAGTACAAGGAAATAGCTGATGATGCAACAAAGGAAGCAGACAGGATAGAAAAAGCTCATAAAGAGTTTTTCCAGGGCCTTATTGATGGTGGGGTTACAATGGAAGAGTTTGAAAGCCGTTTAAGTGATGCTAAAAACGGGACTATCCTTTATAATGACGAGGTTCGTGAAAGTGTTATGACACTAGACATGATGAATGCAATCTTGTCTAAGTATAATGAAAAAGGTAAGAAAGAAGCAGAGATAGCCAATAAGAGAGCAGAGGCTGCTAAGAAACTAAATGATGAATACCAACAAATAGCTGATTCAGCTAGGGTTTCAATGGGGGAACAATGGCTAGTTGATGCGATATTTCCATCATCCCCTAGTGGAATTACAGGAAGTGATATAATGGATGGCATTCCTGGTTTTGATGAGTGGTTATCCGGGGCAGACAATCTTGAAGATATAGTGGGAAAAAATTGGGCTGAAAACATGGCTCAATCTCTCTTAAACGCCACAAACATAGTAACCACCGCCGTTGACGAAGCCGGCGAGGAAATGATTCAAAACCAAATAAATATAACAGATGCTTTTGCAGGGATATTTGGAGCGGGATTGAGTGCTTCCATTCAGGCTATTAGGGATGGTAAATCAATGAAAGCGGTTTTTGGTGCTTTATTTGAAACAATGGGAGATGCTATGGTGCAATACGGCGTTAGCATGATTGCTTTAGGAACAGCCCAAGCTATTTTTGGGAAAGCTGTTGCTACATTAAACCCTGGTCAAATGATTGCTGCGGGCACAGGACTTGTTATAGCTGGTTCAGCGTTGAGTTCAGCTTTTGGTCGTGTTCAAAAAGCAGCAGGCGGTAGTGCTGAAAGAACAGGAGGGGGCAGGGGCTTTCAAGGAACTCAAACCTCACAATCCATCCAATTCGAGCCTATAATGTTAAGACTCCAAGGTAAAGACCTTGTGGGTGCTATTAGAGTAAACGATAGAGATGCTTCCTTATAATGGCTAATAAAATTCTCATAGGAACGTGGATAGCTCCATATGGGCTAGGTAGTTTTGATACATTCGAGACATTTTTTGATCTTGATACGCTTACAACTACCGATACTTTTACAGTAAATCTAAATGGGTCTAATTTACTTGTAGGAAGTGCTCCAATTATTGATGAAAACACTTACGTAAATCCATATCCACAAGCTACGGCGGGATTTTCACCTATATCACCAGACGGAACACAGTCCTTTACATTTTCACCTATTGACACATGGCCTTATTGGGAATTAGTTGGTGAGGACTTATTTACAGATACAGGCACGAACGATATAAAGGCGTTTGCTGATTATGTTACCCCTGCTACCGATGAGGTAACCGCTGATGGTTCTATAATAGTTTATGCTTCGGGAACAAACAACCCTCTAACGGTGAACCTTGGAACGGGCGCTAAGTCAATGACTACTTATGCGGGTACTGATAATCTATTTCAATATGAGTACACCTTTACGGGGCTTCCAGCGGGGAACTATGAGATAGTAGTAAAAGACCTCTTGGGCTTTAGTGTTACCTTAAATGTAGTCCTTCCTTTAAAGGAGCAAACAAACGAGGCTAGTTATGGTATATTATATTCGGGTGAGTATTCAGATAGTGACCACAACACAGAAAAAGACTATAAGGTAGAAATCCTCAAGAGGGGTTATTCCGGCTCTGTCACGACCTTAACAGAGTTCGGGGCATCCCCTTTTACCTTATCAACAACGGCTAGTGGCAGAGAGTTACATGAGCTTACGTTGTTGAAAACAAAGGCTAACATAGAGCTTCATAGCGACACAGATCAAAAGTTTATAGACATAGCTAGGGCTGACGATAAGGAGTATAAGGTTAAGCACTACATTGATAATGGTGGGTATGAGCTTCTTTGGGAGGGATTTGTTCAACCATCTAGTTATTCCGAACAGTATTCTAATCCAGGTTACATAACTAACCTTGAAGCACACGACAGAACGGGGGTGTTTTCTGATGAAAAGTTTGAAAACGAGAGAATAAACGAGGAATCTTTTGGTGGTGATTTAGACATAGCTACGGTAAGAAAGACAGCCTTAGAGGGGGAGTTTACTGAGCTTTACATTATCAACTTCTGCTTGAAAAAAACGGGGTTGTACCAAGACATAAGGGTGGCGGTGAATTTATTTGAAGATAGCCACACCACAACAAACCGAACACCCCTAGATCAAACATACATAGATGTAGCATCTTACTATAAGGACGGAGAAGGCATTAGTTGTGAGGATGTGTTAATAAACATCCTAAGACCTTACGGGGCATATCTTGTGAATCATGGAGGGTATTGGTATATCATTAGATGGGAAGAGTTAGAGTCCTCTAGTGTTACCTATCAACAATACGATAAGGATGATTTAACTAGAACTAGTGGTGGCACTTGGAGTCCAAGGATAACTTACAAAGCTGCCGGTTCTACCAACTATTGGAGGCATAAGGGGCAACAGTCACTAAGCTTTACCGACAACTACCGATTACTAAACTTCCGTAAGAAACTTAATCTAGTATCTGAAACGGGCGGGTTGTTCGGAGATGAAACCGATATAGACTTCAACGGATGGGAGTTCTTCTATGATTCTACGGCTGATTTTGTTATAGATAAGAGAGAAGCGGAGGATGGAAAACGTAGGTGGACGGTTGGGCTACCTAGAACACAATCAAACTCATTCCTTCTTCAGTCCGGCGAACTGGAAACATCTAGGACAACAAGATTTAAAATTACATTCAAGCACAAGACGTATAGAATAGCTGATAGTGAGGATGTAAACAAAGGTCCTTACTATCCTTTAAAGTGGTCGTTAAAGGTTGGTGATAAGTTTGTGGATTCGGGGGGGGCTTGGAATGATGTGGTGGCGGGTACTTCAATTATACAACAAGAGTTTATAGAGGATCTTAACCAAGAGCTAAATTTTGAGTTTGAAACAACTCTTTATGCTGACACTAGCCCTACAAAGACGTATGAGTTTAGGTTGTACGTTCCTAGTGTTTTTGATTATGATTTATCGGTCTCTACTGTTGAAGAGATATTTAATACCGAAAATGCAGCACTTGTTGAAAAGCCAACAGTTGATACAGCAATAGGAGCTAGAATAATAGTTTTTGAGAATGCTTTGTTTGATAAAGTAAGGCATTATTACGAGCTAAGAAGCTCTAGTATACAAAAAAACAATTCATTTGAAGAGGTTTGGCCCGCTGATTTCAATGCATCAACAAACCCCAAGAAGTGGGTGTTGGTTGAGTCGTGGGAGTATGTAGATTCAGCCTACGCTGCTGATGATTACGGAGGATGGACACAAACAGAACTGTCTGACTTTAAGTTTGAGTTATTCCCTAACGGTAAGAAGGCTCCTACGGAGGATTTATTTAGAGTGGTGGCTGATGTAAACAACACAAGAGATATTGATATAGATATATTTCACTACGACTTAGAGAATAAGATTTCAAGTGATGATTACATCTACAACAACTACACAAGGCTTAGTGATGGTACAGCTACTGATAGTTGGTCCTACAATAGTGGCACGGCAAGGACAAGGCAACAACTTTTAGCAGAGTACCTAGCGGAGAGATATAGTAGAGCGAGGTATCTTTTAAACTCAGAGATATTTTGTGACACAACACCCACCCCTATAAATGTTTTTTATGATAACACCAACGAAAGCGAGATGACCTTTATCGCCCCTTCAATGGAGTTTAATTATAAGAATCAATCTTATAGTGGGGACATGATGGAGATTAAATCAGATGACACGCCTGATTACAGAGATTGGAATAGCGATGATTGGAATAATAACGATTGGGCATAAATAAAATAAAATGGCAGTAAAAACAGAAGCACAACTAGAAACCGAAAGAGATACCTTTACTGACTCAGGAGCTAACACGGCATCTAAGTTTAGAACCTTTATGACTAACATCATTGATACCATGTTTAATGGTGATCCGGCTAGTACAAATATTAACGGGCTAACCACTAATAGTTCTATTGATGCAACGGCAGATTTAATTCCTTACTATGATGCTTCGGTTGCAGCTAATAGAAAGGTCACATTTGATAATTTTTCAAAAAGGTTAGCTAATGTTGGAGCTAGTAAACAGATTTATAATGATGCCGAAAACGACTTGGGAGATTCTGGAGCTTCTTTAGGTATAGATTGGACGGATAAGAACTTCCATAAAACAACCTTAACCGGAGCTTGTACAATTACATTTGACACAGATCCAAACGGCCCTACTACGATGGTTTTGAAATTAGTTCAAGATGCTACTGGAAGTAGAACGATTACATGGCCTGCTAGTATGCTTTGGCAGAGTGGGACAGCCCCCACATTAAGCACAGCAGCTAATTCGGTAGATTTAATATCTATCTATTTTGATGGTACTAATTATTATGGTTCGGCAGGATTAGATTTTCAATAATATGTTTAGTTTCTTTTTTTATGGCGATTCAGCACCTACAGCCCCTAGTGGTATAACCCTAACCCAAGATTCTGATGCTAACTCATGGGATGTGAGTTGGACAGATAATAGTTCCGATGAGTTAGGGTTTACTATTCAATATGAAATCAACAATAGTGGTACGTGGTTAAGTTGGGGGGCTGCTGCTGCTAATGCTACATCCAAAAACAATAACGCTGTTACAGGGGTTCAACATGGTGATAGTATATCTGTTCGAGTATCTGCAAAGGGTTCTCCTGTTTCAAGTGCTTTTGTGGAAGTGGCTAGTCCGGTCACCGCTTCTTTTAACGCTCCTACCGCTCCTTCATCCTTTACTATTAGTGAGGGTAGTTTTGGTACGGTTACGGGAAGTTTTACTGATAACTCAGGTAATGAAGATTCCTTCATTGTTACAGCTAGTGTAGCAGGGGGTGGAGCACAAGATAGAGAAACCTTGGCAGCTAATACTACAAGCATAACAGGGCATCTTCCTGCTTTTTATTACACGGCATCTAATGGTGATAGTTATAGACTATCTGTAGTAGCCTCTAGGTTTGGTAGAAACTCTACCGCCGCTTTATCTAATCAAATAACCTTATCTAATCAACCATCATAATGACTATTTATCAAAAATATCTAAACGGCTTTGTACTACTTATAATTGCAGCGGTTTCTTTTAAGTTAGCCGTTATACCTTTGGGATTAGTTAGCGTAACGGCATTATTATTTAACCTTAAACCAATAGGAATACTAACCTATTTAAACAACGTGGCTTACGGCTTGGCAGTTGCTATTGATGTTATGGGTAATGTTTTATTTGGATATGCTTTGACTAAGTTGCTTTGCAAAGATACTCAGTATCATAAGAAGTATAAATTCGGTGAAGTAGAAACGATTAGTAGAGCTTTAGGGATAAATAAGAAAAGGAATACACTAACTAATGCAGGGGGTTTTGTAGCAAACTTCTTGAATTGGATTGATAAGAACCACGTAGAAAAAGCAGCAAAGTAATGGAGGATGTAAAAGACTATATATTTAGTGTAGCATTGGTTGTTTTAGGATTCATAGGTAAGTATTTGTTTAACAAAACAGAGAGAAGACTTGAATCCTTAGAAGAACGAACTATTATTAATGAAAAAGAAATAGCCCTAAACCACCAATCCGATAGGGAATATAGGGAACACACCCAAGAAACTTTAAGGGAAATAAAGGAAGATGTTAAGACACTCATAAGTAAATCATAATGAGTTATTTATCCAAATACAACAAGCGGGATCAATACCCTGTTTTAGATTACGGATCAATGGTATCACATGGGATGATACCGGGTCACTCATTTGTGTCTAAGTTTGGGTTGAATTATGACTTAGATACGGTAGAGGAAACTATTTGGGGGGCAGGGGGCTTATTTGACCCATCTTCCGTAACGGGAGCTGAAACACTTAATATAGTTAGCACAAGCACACAAGACACAAATCTTACGGGAACAGGAGCTTGGTTAGTAGCTATATTTGGATTAGATGAAGATTATAATGAAATAAGCGAATTTACAACGGCTCTAAATGGCACAAGCACCGTTACTAGCACAAATCAATACAGGGCGATTAATAGGGTAGCTGTTTCTTATAGTGGAACGAATAACGCTAATGTGGGAACGATAACCTTTATTCAAGATACTAGCGGAATTAAATTAGCAGAGGTAAAAGCGGAAGCGGCAATAACTGAGCAATTAATTTATACCGTTCCTGCGGGAAAAACAGCATATTTAAAGTGTATAGATATTGATGCGGGGAAAACAAGTGGTGGAACTGCTGAAATTGAGATTTTTGTTTACACATTTAATCCTGCATCAAACACTAGGTATAAGGTTTTAGATTTTGTTTTAGATACGGCGGTACAAGATAATATTACGTTTACTCAAGATTTTGCTAATCCGACATCCGAAAAGGTTACTTTTTATATTAATGCTGTTTCAAATGTAAATAATGTTAGGGTGTTTGGTAGATTTTTCATGGATTTGATTGAAAACAAATGAGAGTAATAAAACATAAAAACGGCAAAAACTACTTAGTTGTTCATGGTATTGGTCCGTTCCTAAAAGTATTATTTAAAGCCCCTGGTAAAGCAGAGGCAGAATATTATATTAAGAAGAATGCAAATAAGAGTAACTAGATATGATCACGATAAAGAAAGCACTAAGTCATTAGTAGCTATCAATAGAAACGGAACAGGCTCTAAGGGGTCTGAGTTCTTTTGCTATGGTTTAGAGGATCAAAGACAAGATAAAAAAATAAAGGGGGAAACTAGGATACCAGAGGGCGAATACGAAATCGGGTGGCAGGAGCTTGAAACACCACTTACCCTAAAGTACCGTGAGCGTTTCCCCCAATGGTTTAAAAACCACATTCACGTTAAGGATGTGCCTAATTTCACAGGAATATACGTACATATTGGAAATGATGATGATGATACTGCTGGTTGTTTGTTATTGGGATATGACAGCTACGGCGATGAGTTTGCTAAATCCTTTGAGGGGCGTATTGGTCGAAGCACTAAGGCGTACCAGGACTTCTATTGGATTATAAGGAAATACCTTAATCAAGGAGAGAAAGTAACAATACTATACCAAAGTATATATGAATCTTGACTATCACTACATAATACTTTTCTTTATGTTGGGGTTCTTTCATTTTCTTATCTTCAGATATTGGGCGGTTATCGGAAAGACAGGAAGGGGCGGTAATGGTATTTGGCAACCTCAAGAGATGTTTACAATGGGCATGATGTATTGCTGTTTTATTTATATCTTGATACATATTTCTTTAATGTTAGTCCCTGATCCGGCTTTTTTGGGTATATTAGTTGCGGGTTCTGGTGGAGCCACGTATTTAAGTATTAAAGGAAATGAATCACGAAGAAAGAAAAACGAAGAATCAGAAGCAATATAGAGGCATAAACCCTTATATTAAGACTGTTAAAGGAGTTATTATGTTTATAGTAACTCTTTTTTTATTGATATGTTTGATGAGCTGTTCGGCTAGTTGGCATATTAATAGGGCTATAAAGAAGGATCCATCTATACTAGACACCACAAGGGTTGTTAAGAGGGATACGGTTATAGTTCCGGTTACTAGTGTTGATACTCTATTTAAACTACAAAGGGACACATTGGTTCAATATATCCAAAAAGATAGCTTAAATAAGGAGGTGATAATTAAATACCGATACAACACGGTTACTGACTCTGTATTTATTGAAGTGGACTGCCCTGATTGCAATGAGATGACCACAACCATAACCGAAACCGTAACTATTAAACCTACACTTAGGGATTTTTTCAAGAAATATTGGTGGATATTCGGAATCGTGGTTATTTTGCCTTTGTTTTACAAACGCTAACGTCTAGATTTTGAATAATATGTTAAATTTAAATTCATAATTAACATAATTAACATGAAAATTGAAGATCCTCCTGTTTTTAAGATGGAGTTAATAGTTGATCGAAATTTGCGTGGGAAAAAATTTTTAATTATATTACAAAACAAAAAGATGTGGATATTACAACACAAAGATTACGGGTTAGGTAATTTCACAAACCTAACACCAACGATTAAGGAATTATCTAAGTCTTGGGGCAAGTCGGTAGATGTTTACTTTGAGTCTCCTTTTGTGGAAGAAATTTTCAATCAATCTCCTTACATTAATCCATTAAAGACTAAACCGAGCACAAAACCTTTATTTTCGTCTAGCCTAATCAATAAAGATATTCAAGATTGGCGATTTGTTTATGAGTGTTTTAATACAGACAACTCAAAGATACCTCATACCCATGTTCCTGAAAGAAAAACAGTCTGCATAATGAATGGGTGTGCTACGAATGGCCCTAAGAGGGATGCTAAGAATCCTGGTGGAGATGTTTACAAAGAAATAATCTCAATGATTCCTGTTGATTTTGACTTATACTTTATTGGTAACGTAGATGATTGGGAAGCTAATGATTGGATCAATGAGTGTGAAATAAGCACTATTGCGGTTAGTGAACCACAACTTTGTCAACACCTTATTAGAACTTGTGATTTTGTAATTTCTAATGATACTGGTTGGTATCACGTAGCGGGGGCGTATCAGAAGAAAGGATTTATTATGTGGAAGGACACCTTGTTTTTAAAGAATCAATCTCCGAACAAAAACTTCTTCTATTCAAAAAAGAATCAATGGACAAACGACTTTAAAAAATGGCTTACGACTAAAATACTTTATTGATATGGAAATTACCGAAAAACAATATTTAGAGGCTGTTGATTTAGTAAAAAAATACAGGCAGCAGTTGGAAAATAAAATCAATGAGTGCAACACCATTCTTGACGAGGATGTTCTTATTGTCAATACTGAATTATCAAGCAGAACGATAAATGGACTTATTGATTATTTTTATGGGTATGGTTATACCTCTACAATTACGGGAAGAAAGAAATTAAAAGTGAGCAAGTTGAATGGAATGTCTATCAAGGATTTTTCAAAAACAAGGAATGTGGGGAGGTTTTGTGTTGAAGAATTGATTAATTATTGCCAAAAACATCAAATTAAATTATACAAGTAAATGTATAACTTCCATATTGTACTAAACACCTATCAACGTCCTGAGATGTTAGATAGGTTAAGTAAGCAGATTTGTTTAGAGGCTAACAAGATGGGTTGTACGGTTCTTCTTAGCGTGTTCTTTGATGGGTGTGACCCTTACCCCTTAATGGGGTCAAAACTTGTTGATACAAAGGCGTACAACATGGTTAGCCATAGGGGTAAACCTAAATACTACGAGTTAATCAAAATGAACTTTGAGGTGTTGAGGGATAATCCGGCAACTATTTACATAAAGCTAGACGATGACCTGATATTAAGGCACGATTTCTTTTCAAATGTAGCCTTGCTTTGGAAGTCTATCAAGGATGATAAGAAGATGACACTAACACTATTGAAGGATCACAGAACGGGAATGTGGGGCGGGTTGCCTGAGAAGTACAACAGCCACATAATTAAGTCTAATTGGGTGGACCTTATTTTTGCTTGTGGTGATAGAATGGTGAGAGCTGTTAATGAAATGGAATTACTGCCACCTCCAAAACACATTGAAAGTTCGGGCGTAGCTAGGCAGATAACAAGAAACATACGTGGATTCCGTTGGAACGATGAACTTAGAATGGAATATGAGTTCGGAGAATCCTTGGGTAATATGTATCAAGTCAAAGAAACTTTAGTTAATCACGGCAACCACGTAAGTAAAATGAATCCTCAACGTAAAAATGAAACGTGGTGAACATAATCCTTGAAAAACTAAACCAAGACGAGCAAGTAAGTGTAGCCCGATTTAATGATGGTGAGGTTGGGGCTTTGGTTGGTGACTTACGTAGAACATTTAAGGGTGAGCAATCTGTTGATAACACCTTGATAAGTGGGTTAAAGAGGGCGTTAGACTACCGGTCTAAAAGCTACTACATTGGCTACCCTTGTCCTGAGTGCTATCCTACTTATCACAACTATGTAAAGCAAAAGATAGGAAATTACGAAAGGCAGATACTAGCCACGTTTGCTACCAATCACAACTATAAAAACTTCTTAGAAGAGTTGGAAGGTGTTATTTGGGGTGAGTGGGTTTTAGTGTCGGATAAGGACGTAAACTTTGGAGGACCACATAAGTATGTTTCTTGTCCTTCAGAAAATGCTATGAGTCAGGCTGAAAAAATAATTGAAGATGTTTTGCGGTTTGAAGAAAAGATTGTAATATTGACTTGTGGAGCTGCTTCAAGATATATCGCTAGTGAGTTGGATCAAATGGGTAGAAGTGCTTTGGATTTTGGTTCTATCTTCGACCCTCATAAGGGTAAACTTAGAAAAAATGGTAAAGCTATTAATACCCATGTTTGGGAGGGGTTTACTAATAAGGCAGCTTTTTGTGGAATATGTAATCATGCAGGAATATGAGTTTCTTTAAAAAGAAAGAAATTAAAGAAACGGGCAGGGTTTGTGTTCTGTTCATTGATGGAGTAATTTGGGCCACAAGTAAAGAAATTGTTATTGAATATGAAGATGACAGCAAAACAAATAACTAAAGAAATAGCCGTAAGGTTTGCTACGGCTGCTCACAAAGCATTTAAAGAAGATATGGATGATGGTGAGCCACCTTGGGAAGATGAGGTGTTTGAAGCCCTTTACAACGAATGGTATTCTGTGTCGGGTAAGTTTTACGAGAAAACATTAAAACAATGACACGACCAATAGACATAAGCGACAAAGAGTACATAGCTATTTTGGAATCAAAGTTAGCAGAGTATGAGAAGCCTGTTTTAAAACCACCAACTCTAGGTGATGTGGTTGTGTTCTTTAGGCAAAACGGATACAAACCTTCTGCCGGAGAAACGGCTTGGAACTATTACGAGAGGATACGTAAGGCTGATGGTGGTTGGGTTTGGCGAGATAATTCGGGGCGGGTGATTAAGAACTGGAAACTCAAAATGAGAACCGTATGGTTTACGGCTGAAAACAAACTACAAGATGAAATACAAAGAGGATTTTGAACTAACGGCTTACTTAGAGGGTAAAGGATTTTACTACAAAGATGGAATTATTTTCAACGAAAAATGGGACTCCGTAAAGTGTAAACCCCAAACTTTTAATGAAATAATGGGGGATAGCATTTCTTTAATGAGCAATATAATACCACCAATTTGTATACCTGTTGATGAAATAGTTTTTAAAAGAGAGGAATACAATATTGATGCTTTTGCATGGAAAAATATAGGGGATTTCGAGTATGATTATAGTGATGATGGTAAAGTTTTTAGACAAAGAATTGTTATAAGAAGTGCTATTGATCACATACGTTTTTTAGCTTACTGTCTTGACATGGGAGATAATAGTGAACACGTTATTGCTGATATTTTATTGTTTTTTGAAAATTTTCCATTGTTGAACGGGTGGAAAATTAAAAGGATAAACGATAACAGAAGGGAATATTATCGTAGTGATGATTTTGAAATTGAAAATCTATTCGGGTATGGATTTGGTTATAGAATTGTTTTAATACGACCGGTTAAGAAAAAAGAAATAATAGTAAAAAAACAAAAGCCCGTTGTTAAAAAACAACAAGTAACATATTTAATGAAAGACAACTCAACTGGTCTTTATAAAATAGGAAGAAGTATTAACCCTAAAAACAGGGAAAAGACATTGCAATCAGAAAAACCGTCAATAAAAATGGTTTGGTCAAATAAAGAGGATTTTGAAAGTGAGCTGCATGAAAGATACAAAAACCAAAGGGTTAGAGGTGAGTGGTTTAATCTTACTGAAACACAAGTAAAATACATAGCCACCCATTATTAATGTTTAGATATGAACTTGACAAGTCCTCTAAGAAGTTCCATTGTCCTCAATGTGGACAAAAGCGATTTGTTAAATATCGTGACCTGCTTACTGAGGAATACTTATCTGAGGAATATGGGAGATGTGATAGAGTTAATAACTGTCAATACCACAACGCCCCAAAGAACGAGCCTTTGCATAAAGAGATAAAAACCGCTTACAAGCCCTTAGAAGCCCCCGACAGCTACGATCTATCACAAAAGGTAATAGACTACTTCGGCACTAGAAAAATCTCCCTTAATACATTAAAACGCTTTGGTGTAACAGGGAATGATAAAGCTATTCACTTCAATTATTTTCGAGAGGGGGATGAACTCTTTAATATTAAGAAGCGGTTTCCTGGTAAGCGGTGGACCCTAGAGGGTGGGGCAGAGATGAACTTTTATAATTACGATGCTTTAGCAGATGATGTAGTTTACATAACTGAGGGTGAAATAGATGCTTTAACGGTTTACGAAGTAGATCCTAACATATCGGTGGTCAGTTTACCTAACGGGGCTAATTCTCATAAGTTCTTAGACGGTCAGATAGAGAGCCTTGAAAGCAAAGAGTTTGTTCTTTGTATGGATTCGGATGATGCCGGAACAAAGGGGCGGAATGATCTATTAGTTAGGCTAGGTCCCGAAACGGGCTACATAAGCTATCCTGACGATTGCAAAGACATTAATGAGGTGTTGGTTAGGCACGGTAAAGAAAAGGCGTTAGAGTGCCTTAAAAGGGTTCACAAGAAGCCTATCAAGTCTGTACATAGTGCCGAAGATTACGAGTCTGAATTAGATGACTACATTACCAATGGATTCCCAAAAGGACTTACATCAAATAATCCTGAGTTAGACCATTTACTTACACCACTATGGGGTCAGTTTATTGTATTGAGTGGTACGCCTAATTCGGGTAAGTCTCCTTTGTTAGATTACCTAATCGCTCAATGGAAGAAATACAACGAAGGTGTAAGACCTGGATATATCTCTGCCGAAATGGATAATGCTATACAAATTATGCAGATATCTAACCATTGGCTTCAAAAAGACATTATAGGAACGGGTGATTACAGCGATGACGTTCTTGATGTGATGAATATGATTAAGGAGGATTACCAATTCGTTGACACGGTGGAGGTAGATAGTATGCACTATAAGGAGATACTTAAAATCATGCAGTCTATGAATAAGCGGTTTGGAACTAATCTATTTGTGGTGGATCCGTTTAACTATTTAGAAAAGGACGGACATGAGCATAGTAGTATAGCTCCGGTTCTTCGGGGGTTTGCCAACTTCGCTAAGAAGTATAATTCTTTGGTTTTCATGGTAGCACACCCAAGGAAGATGAGTAAGGACGATGATGGTAATTACGATGTAGTGAAACCTTATGATATTAGCGGGTCCTCAGACTTCTACAACATAGCAGATTGCATCCTTTCTTTTTGGCGGGATTTCGTTGGAACAGAAAATCAAGATGAGTATGGCAATGTTTCTAGGAAATATGAGACTAATAAACTATATTGCCAAAAGTTAAAGCAATATTGGTTGGGGCAATGTCCTAGCCTAGTCAATATTAAATACAATACAGCAACTAAATCTTTTAACATAATATGATAATCAAAGACAAATTACTAGAACCCTATCAGGTCAAGGTAGAGGATAACAACTACATTCTTTATAAGCCAAGGGTTTCAAAAAAAGGATATGACTACTACAATAACGCTATGTATTTTACTTCCTTAGAATCTTCATTAGAAAAATTGATTTTAATTAGGCTAGAGGAAGATCAAAGAACTGTTGACTTAAAAGAGTTTACCCTTGAATTTAAAAAACTAAAGAAACAATTTAAATTGATAATAGGATGATTACGAAAGAAAACAAAACAAACCAACATGGTTGGCATTACGTCCACATTAATGAAGCTGGAAAAATCGAACTATTTAGTGGGATTTTTTCAGAAATTCACGAAGCAGTAAACTGGTTTAGTGAGTGGGGTGATTTTTGGAAGAAAGAACGAGGAATTGAATTAACCCTCCACACCTATGAACCCGGTTTCTCAAAGAACGGATATTATTTAAAAAAATGAAACCCGATTTATACATTAAAACTGAGTTTGGGCTAGTGCCAAGGTTTGAAAGCGAATACTATAACAAATTAAGCGTTGGGGACGTTATAGAATTAACGATTAAGAAACCCCGCAACCCTCAACACCATGAGAAGTTTTGGGCGTTACTCAGGTTGACATTCGACAATCAAGACGTTTATAACGATATTGAATTTATGAGGGAAGAGCTGACCAAGGCAGCAGGGTTTTTTGATGCATACATAAATCACAAAGGAGTCACAACTTATAAGGCAAAAAGTATATCTTTTGCATCTATGGACCAGGAAGAGTTTGAAACATTCTACCAACACTTTATGGACACAATATGTAACATTTGGGGCTTTGATCCGGAACTATTAGAAAACGAAATCTTAGAGCAATGAAAGTAAGCAAAAAAGGCCGTGACCTTGTTACAAAGTATTGCGAGGAAAATAAAGATGTTCTATCGCTTACACTAGCTAAACTAATCTATAAGAAACATCCCAAGTTATTCACTAATGTTGAGTGTGTCAGGGGTATGGTTAGAAACCGCCGGAGAGCTAATGGAAGGAACGGTAGTAGCTTTAGTAAGGATTTAAAGCGAGAACAAAAACACATCTCTGAGTGGATGAAGAAAGTTCCCGTAAAGGAAACCCCTAAGTTAGAAAACCTAACCCCTGCTAAAATTTTAATATTTGATATTGAAACAGCTCCTCTAAGAGCGTATGTTTGGGGAAGGTGGAAACAAAACATTCACACCGAAGCTATAATAAGCGATTGGTTTATGTTGTGTTGGTCAGCGAAGTGGTTTATGGAGGATAAGGTTTACTCAGGTAAGGTAACAGCTAAAGAGTTAGCCAACGAAGATGATAAAAGGATTTGTGAGTCACTTTGGGGCATGATTAATGAGGCTGACATAGTTATAGCTCACAACCTAAAGGGCTTTGATAAAAAGCGGATGAACGCTAGATTCTTGATGAATGGGATTAATCCACCTAGTCCTTACCAAGAGATTGACACCTTACTTCATGCGAGAAAACAAATGGCTTTATCTTCTAATCGTTTAGATGATTTGGGAGCTGCCCTTAACGTAGGTCGTAAGATTGAAACAGGAGGGTTTAAGTTATGGAAAGATGTGATGGAAGGTGATATGTCGGCATTGGATAAAATGGATCATTATTGTGGTGGTGACGTAGGACTATTAGAAGAAGTGTATCTTGAGCTTAGACCTTGGATTAAACCACACCCTAATATGGGACTATTTATCGGCGATGATATAGCTAGATGTCCTTCATGTAGTTCGGATGATTTAAAAATAGATGGTTATTACAGAACCTACGTTAATGAGTATGATTCTTTTCGGTGTGGTAATTGTGGATCCCAAAGTAGAAGCCGGAAGAGTAACATAAAACAATCTGATTTTCCAAACCTTAAAACAAGTTTACCATGACATTATTTATAATAACACTAGTGGTTGTTTTTATATTAGTAGTAGTGTCTAATGAAGATTGCCTAAAATGAAATATCCCAAAGGAATAAAGGGGAAGTTAGACAAGCAGTTTAGTTTATTTATTAGAAAAAGAGATAGATGGACTTGTCAAAGGTGTAAGAAAAAATACCCTGAAAAGGCTAGAGGGCTTCATTGTTCTCATTACATGGGCAGAACTAATATGGCTACCCGTTGGGATGAAGAAAACTGCGATGCCCTTTGTCACGGCTGTCATAGTTACTTTGAAGATCGTAAACAAACTGCTTACAGAGATTGGAAAATTGAAAAACACGGATTATCTTTGGTAGAACGGGTTGAGGTTAAATCAAGAGAGTTGTTTAAGCCTATACCGATTGAATTAAATGAATTACACGATAAATTAAAGAAAAGCAATGAAAGTTAAAGACAAACACCCATTACCCGCCTTTGAACAAAAAGGTAACTTTATAGCAATTAAAAACGGGGAAGAAAAGTATTTTGAAACTTATAGAGAGGCATCCGTTTGGATGTATGGAAAATGACGGATGACCACCTTGATATAATGAACGCTTTGAAGCGTATTGCAATAGATGATAAAGAGGCTTACTTGTTTATGTCTCAATCGCCTGATGAGGATGTTTACTTCTATGATGTTTGTTCTAATTCAAGTAAATTACTAGAGTTAATCTATGATTTATCCATAGAAAACAAGGATTTTAAGAACACAATTCTTAATGCTTCCTTAAATATATTAGAAGACGCTGACCTTAACACATTGTTGGACTTCAACAATCACCTAATTAAAATTAATCACGAAAAAAACAAAGAACTAGGAATAGAATGACAGTATTTGAATCTATGGAAGAAAAGGAAACTAGTGAATACCCTCACGCTATCGGGCAATGTCCGGTATGTGGTAAAGCGGCAGAGCTGATAGGAAACACGGGCGTTCTGAGAGCGGAACACATTAAGTTTAAAACCCTGTGTTCAAATGAATACTACAAGCACGTTAAGACTGAGCGTGGTAACGACTACTGCTACAAGGTGAATCCACCTAAAAGGAAATTTTAATAAATGAACATACTAGATAAAATAGCAGAAATGGAAAAAGAGTGGGAAGAAGAGTACCATGCTTTGAAGGGTAATGTTAAAACACCCGAAGATTCAGAAAGACTTTATCAACTAAAGATAAAGCTAGGATATGCAACACCTAAAAATCCAAACGTAGAATGTTTCGGTTGTGGCAGTTAAAAGGAAAGACATTGAAAGGTGGGAAGAGTTTAAAGCGGATTATCCGTGCATGGTTAATGTTAGGAGAACTGATCATATTGGTTTTCTTAATGTTGCCATTCTTTCTAATGGTGTTAATATACAGCGTGATAAGTATTACGAAAAGAGAGATTCTTGGTTAGCTAATTATGTTTTTGGAACAAGCGGTAAATATTAAGATATGAAATTCAAATTAAAGATTTGGCAAGTAGTTGCTATTGTTATTTTTATTAGCCTATTAGGAATAGTGCTGAGTATAATAAGGGTGCAGTAAGATGAATCACGGCTCACTATTTTCAGGCATAGGAGGCTTTGACTTAGCTGCTGAGTGGATGGGATGGGAGAACATCTTTCATTGCGAATGGAATGAATTTGGACAGAAAATATTAAAACATTATTGGCCTAATGCAGAATCATACGAAGATATCACCAAGACAGATTTCTCTATTCACAGAGGAAAAATCGACATCCTCACAGGAGGATTTCCTTGTCAGCCATACAGCCACGCAGGGAAACGACTTGGAAAGGAAGATGACCGCCACCTCTGGCCGGAAATGCTTAGAGCAATTAGAGAGATTCAGCCACGTTGGGTCGTGGGCGAAAATGTTTCTGGGCTTGTTAGTTGGAACGGGGGAATGGTATTCGATGAGGTGCAGAATGACTTGGAAAATGAAGGGTACGAAGTACAACCGATTATACTTCCAGCTGCTGCCGTCAACGCTCCCCACAGAAGAGACAGAGTTTGGTTTATTGCCTACCGTGAAGGCTTTCGATGGAATGGCGGAGGGAGCGAACAAGGGGAAAGTGTTAGTAATGAAAAACGGAAGGTTTACAAATATAGACAAGAATGGGGTAAAATGGGGGGCGAGTCTAAACGACATAGCGAGAAACGGCCTACTCCCAACCCCCAAGACATTCAACGGAACACCGAACGGGAAAAAGGCAAGCAATGCGGAACAGGGGGGCAGACATGGAGTAGAGTTGAACGAACTAGCAGCGAAGGGATTACTGCCGACACCGTTAGCCGACTGGACACCAGAGAAAAACACAGGCAAAAGGAATCAGGACAGCCTACCAAAACGAATCCGGGACTCAGGTGGTCAAACTTCCCAACTCAATCCCCGATTTGTTCTAGAAATGATGGGGTTTCCTCCCGACTGGACGGTATCACCTTTCCTAAGTGGCGAAACGAATCCATCAAAGCCGCAGGAAATGCAATAGTTCCACAAGTGGCTTATGAGATATTTAAGGTAATACAGCAAATGGATGAAATTAAACAAACCACGTAAACAAACCCACAGGCAAAAGACGGATCCTTACTACCAAACAAAAGAGTGGAAGATAAAGCGGGATATGGTTTGGTTAAGGGATGAGTCACTTTGTCAACAATGTAAGCGTGACGGTGCTCTAATGCCTCTTAGAAGGGGTTATAACGAAGGGCACGTAGACCACATAGATAACCGGAGATTCGGCGGGGCAGATGATTTAGACAACCTAGAGCTGCTATGTAAAAGATGCCACGACAGGAAGTCTGCTAAGGAAAGAAAATATTAAAATACTATTTGGTATCCAGGTATGCCTACGAAATTTTCGATTTTTTGAGATACTTTTCGTAAGACATTAACGAAATCGTCATTGGATAAATCTTTCTTCATTGAATTTAAGCAAGAGCAAATAATTTGAACATTATCTCTTGTGTATCCCTTATTTGAGTCTATCCTATCTATCGACAAACTAAAAGGACCTTTTTCTTTAGTCATCTCTATGCCGCTGTAAGCGCACAGGCCACCTTGATAATTAAATAAGTTTTTTATGTAAGGTATGTTTATATCAATATCCAAACCTTTTTCTTTTGCTCTTCTTTGAGCGGCATAAATCCTGATCCTAAAGATGTTTGAGGAATAATAATCTTGCTCTTTACTTTTACTTTTCCTCTTGTATGATTTGTTTAACTTGCCGTATTCCTTATTATATTGAGTTTGATAATTTATTTTACACTCCTTACAAACATTTGGACTTTTAGGGTAAAAGCAATTTTCACTTTTTTCTAATTGGCATTTTTTGCATTTTTTCATTTTGAAATTATTTTGAATTTTTTCTCTTTTTAAAATCTCATTTTTTTTATTGCAATTTTTATGCCATTTTTTTCCTCATTTTTTCATTTCGTTTTTTGTTTTTAAATGTTTTGTTTTATCTTTGAGTTGTTATGAAAAAGAGGTTAATCATATTATTTAGATTGAACAAGGAATGGCGGGTATTAATTACTTATTTGGTGATATTGTTCTGAGAAAACAACCCGCTTCATTCCCTGTCTTAAAAAGACATTCGGGTTGCCACTCCCTTTAATTGAGGCTTTTCATAATTGTTTATTTGTTTGGGCAGCTCCGGTTTAATTATCGGGGCTGTTTTTTTTTGACTCCAACGGGGTTTTTAAAATTTTGACTCCAACGAGGGTTTTGATTTTCAGACTCCAACGAGGTTTTTTTGACTCCAACGAGGTTTTCTATTTTGGTACTCCAATGAGCTTTTTTTCTAGCGGTTGCATAAACTAAAGAAATAGTTCAAACTAAAAATTTAGTTTAAACTAAAAATTTAGTTAATCTGCGGTCTATGGGTCAATATGGTAATTTCGGCAAAGGTATAATGAAATAATTCGGATAAAAAAAACTAGATATTTTTTTGGTGGCTTGCTCTTGGTTTGCTAGTATTGCATGAACAAATTAAAATTTACGATTATGAAAACTATTGAGTACATCTATAAACAAAAAAATGTAATTAATGTCATTCAGGCAAAAGTATCTCAAAACTCAAAAATTGGCATTGGTTATATTATTCAAACCTATCACTTTTCAATTGATCAGGTAAAAAACAATGATTTTTCGATGGATACAAATAATTGTTTGGACTGTCCTTTTTCATTTAATCAAAATGACGGGAAATCTGGCGGATGTTATACACACAAAGGGATGCAATTGATGGGATTAAAATCAATGCTTAAGAGATTGAATAAAAAAATTAATACTTTAAACGATTTTAATGAAAGTAATTTCAACAACTTTGTTAAGATTATTAAAAATACGTATCCAGTTGATTTGGTTCGGTTTGGAGCATATGGCGAACCTGTTTTACTTGGAAGTGATGTAGTAAAAAAGCTAGTTAACTTAGGAAAAAAGCACACCGGATATACTCACCAATATAGAAAAAACCAATTCAATTGGTCCAATGATTTCTTTATGGCTTCAACTCACAATTTAGCGCAATCTTTAACGGCTGCCAGGTTAGGTTTTCGTAGTTTTTTTGTAGCTGATAATTCAAACATAGATGGCGTTAATTGCCCGGCATCTAAAGAGTCAAACAGAAAAAGCTCATGCATTAAATGCGGACTTTGCAATGGATCATTAAAGGGATCAAAAAAGGATGTTTATATTTTGCAACATTAATTCCCTACAAACAACCAAAAAAGCCGGCTTGAAAAAGTTGGTTTTTTTTTGCTCAAAATTTTGTGGTTTTATCGGAATGTAATAATATTGTGTAAACAAATTAAACTTTTACAATTATGAAAACTTATGATGTAGTATTCCATGATAACCAAGACAGTAATAGCAAAGGTTTTGAATATTCAAGAGAAGACGCAATATATTACATTGAATCTAAGAACGGAACTAATGAATCTTATTTTCAAGATTACAAAGCTGGAACCGTGCAAGTAATTTGTAATGAAACGAAAAAAGTTGTTTACGAAACTGAAATTAAGTCTTTAAGTTGATTAAGTAACAAATTTTGTGCTTACTTATACACCTATAACAAATAAACAATTATCAATTATGACATACCAAACGACACAACTAGACAAGCAAGGTTATCCGGTAAAACCTGGTTCGATCAATTGGAACAGAACTTTAGCGGAGGATCTGTACTTTGCAAACAAATTTTTTCAAACAAAAAAATAATAGAATTATGGAAGCTAAGCATTCAACACAAAATAAAGAATGGATTTATTCAAGATTATTAGAAGAGTCACTATACTCAACTCATCAGGCTCAAGATTTTCTATCCACCGGTAAAGGAAATTATTTTGGCGAAACTGACAACTACTTTTTTAAGACAATTTCAGATTCATTTTTTTTAAAAGAAGTTAGATTTTTTAAAAAGTCTAAGAGGGTAACTATGATTACTGATAAAAAAAACCTAACAAAATAATCCGTTTATTAAAATTCAAAGACTTAAGCGATCTATTCGTTTTTGTCAGTATTTAAAGCAAATAGAGCCAAAAGCAAAAATATATTCCAATAAGGCAATTTGCGGACTTTGTTAAAATGGTTCGATCAATTTAATAAACCATTAATTAAAAGGCTATCTATTTAGATAGTTTTTTTTTGTGTTGTCCATACATACCAAACAACCAACCAAACCAAACCAGCTATTCAAGTTGGTTTGGTTTTTATTTATTTCTTTCTTTCTTTCTTCCTTGGCATCTGTTTGCATACTAACAAAAGGAACGTAATTAGTTCTTAATCTCTGAGTTAAAGCCGGACGGATCCAATATCCAAAAAAGTTTACAAAGCTACCTATTTATTAGGTCACTACAGCCCGTATAACAGACGATCTCATTCAAGGTGTTACTAGCATACTACTACTATGCAGATCGTTCGTGTATGGGCTTTATTTATGGCTTAAAATACACCTTATCCATCAGTCAATATGTGTTCACTCTTGAGATAGACCCCTAGGGGCCTAAGTAAATAAAAGAACGATTTACGGTGAAAC